CATATAAGGTTGTCCGCCTATTACACTACCACCACTTGCTCGACCTGTTAAACTTCCTGTAAGTAACCCGCTAAAACTTGTTGCTCCTCCTGAAGCAGTTTGTGCTGCTGCCATTCCTGGTATCATTGCAAATATTGCTGCTAATATAGCCGCTTGTATAATCATTGCTGCTATCTGTTTAGCTATGTCTACAAATATTCTACCCATAGCCCTAAAAAAGTTATCTCCGCTTACTACAGCTTGGGATAAGCTACCTGCAAAGTCTTTAACCATTGCTAAGCCGAACTCTTTAGTAGCATCTTTTAGGGCTGTCATTTTCTCCCTTAAAGCAATTATACTATCCCCATAGGTGGTATTAATCTCTTCAGCTTCCTCCTCCATTTCTTCGGTGTCAATTTCTATTAAAGAAACACCTGCAATTACAACTGAACCATCTACATCTGCACCTACACCTAAAGCGCTACCCATACCTAAAAGGGCATCCTTAGCTTTATCAGCTGCATTACTTACAGCATCGCCAAAGCTACCAAACTCAGTTGTAACTTCTGGAATATCCATTTTTAAACCCTCTAATGTATCGCTTATATCTGTAAAAGGGTTTTTAATTTCATCCCTACCAAATGCGCTAGCAACTGCATTATATCCATCTATAAGTAAGCTAAAAGGGTTGTTTTCAACTAAAAATTGGATAAAAGAAATAACTGCATTTTGTATTGTTGCAAAAACTAAAGAGCCAACCTCTTTTAAAGCCTCAAAATTATCATATAAATATATAATCGCTGCGCTTAATACTGCTATTCCTGCTATAACTAAACCTATAGGGCTAACTATAAATCCAATAACTGTGGCTAGTGTTCCAAATAAAGTAACTATCGGGCCGAGTGCAGCTAAAATACCAGCAAAAGTAACAATAGCAACTTTTAAGCCGCCATCTAAATTATTCCATCCTGTAATTGCTTTATCTACCCAGTCAATTAATGAGTTTAAAACTGGTAAAAGCATTGCTCCTACCTGCTCCATTAAATCACCAAACCTATTTTGAAGCTGTTTTAAGCCACCTGCGCCAGCTTTAGCTGCTGCTTTAGCTTGTCCTTTAAATTGCTCACTTAAAGCCTCAGCAGCACTATTTAAACGCTCTGTACTACCTACCTCGCCCTCAATTTGTATTCCATAGCGACTTAAGGCATTTGTGCTACTTCCTACGGACTTGGCAACTAAATCAGCAGCAGCGCTTAAGTTCATACCTTTAGCGGTAGCCATGTCTTGAATTAAAGGAGTTAAGCGTTTTATAGCCTCTTCCTCTAGTCCCATAGATGCAAGCATAGACTGCGCTGCAATGGTTTCTTCATCTCCAAAGATGGTAACCTTTTGCAGTTCTCTTGCTTGAGTAGTTAATTCTTGAAAGGCTTTTTTGTTACCCTTTAGGGCTGTTGAAAGTTTAGCTTCTGCTTTGGCTTGGGTATCAAAAGCTTTAACTGAAGCGGCTGCAAAGGCTGTCAAAGGTAAAGTAAGGCTCATGCTCATGCTTTTACCTATCTTTTTTAAATTGCCAGCAGTACGCTTAAAGCTCTTTTGTGCTTTGCGCATCTTACTTTGAAAATCTGTAATGTTTGCGCCTAGCTTTATGTTTACATTCTTACCCATCTTTTAAAAGCTTACTTCTATTTGTAATGTATTCAAGCCGCTCTTTACTCATTTTATCACTTGGCTCTTTTCCTTTTTTATCCCAAGGAAAAACCCATAGTTTTTTAGGTTTTACGCCTTTACCATTTTTAGTATGTGGCATGAGTAATGTGCTAGCTAAAAGCCTAAATTGTTCCCATTGCACTTTTTCTCTTTTATCCTCTAGTTGCTCAAAACCTTTGAGTTTATTCTCTAACTCTCTAGGGGTTAAATCATCAAGTTGCTCAGGTGTTAGATTGAGCCACCCGTAAGCTGTGGCTTCTAAATCGTCAAAAGTAGAAGAGTCAGCTCTTGGGTGTCCTATCTTTTTATCTTGCTTGCTTTTTTTTTATTACCCGAATTAGCTAGAGAATTAGCAAATACTTCTAAAACTTTCTCCATAGCTGCGCTATCCTCATCTAGCAAATCAGCTACATCATCAAGCGTTAAATGAAAATCTGTTTTAGTAACTCTAGCACCATCTTTAAGTCCTGCCCATACTAGAGCTATAGCTTGTGTAATGGTCATGCTTTCGCCTAAACTACCTAAATCGCCTAAAGTTGTGCCTGTAGCATCACTAAAAGCCCTAAGAGCTGCGAAGCCATATTTAACAGGGTAGTCTTGCCCTGCTATAATTACGGGTTTTGCTTTCATATTATGATGGTACAGCTGTTTCTGCTAGCGCTCCTGTTCCAGTTAAGGAAATACTATATGTAGATTGGTCTTCAGTTCCACCATTTACACTCAAGCTAGTTACATAAGCTGAACCTGAGTAAAATACATTTGCATCTCCGTTTGAAGCGTTCGAGATTGTTAGCTCAATAGTTACTGCTGTTCTAGCGTTTATATGACTCCAAAAGTCCTTAAAAGCTTTTTTACTACTTACTGCTTCATTTTGATATAAAGCCTCCGAAGATACACTCCATGAACGAAGCCCGCCTATTATAGATTTCCAGCCTCCGCTGTCTTTGTGTGTTTGGTCTATCTCATCCATAGACAATTCAAGAGAGCAGCTCGTTGAATAAGCCACTATAACCTCGTTGCTATCTGTTGTGCCTACTTTTAAAAGTAGGTCTGTTCCGTTTACTAATCCTGTTGCCATTTTGTTTTTATTTTAATTGCAATTTACTAAATAATTATCTTTAAATCAATACTCTAGCTTGAAAGCTAAGGCTTTTGCTGTAGTATCGTCTTTGCTTGTTGTAGTCTTCTCTAGCGTTTGTTAAATTTATTCCATCTACTTTTACGCTGTTATATGTACCGCTTGAAGCCTCTTGTAATGCTCTGCCCACTTCATTAGCTAAGGTTATACTTGTTCCATAATCTAGGGCTATACATTCACAAGTAAAATCTACTATATACAAAGGCGCTGTTTCTACTCTTACAAGGCGCTTTTGGTTTACTGCATTAACTGCATCAAATTCGTATATAACTGCAATTTCTGGCGCTTTTGGGTTTTTCATTGGAGCAGGTTGTATAGCCGCTGCGCTCATTCCTGAAACAGCTAAAACACTTGAGTTATTACTAAGTATATTAAAAATTACTTTCCCTATTTTTAAGCCCTCTGTTGCGCTCATTATTTAAGCTTTTTAAGTTTCTTTTCTAAGAGCTTTAAAACTTCTTTATTTAAGTCAGCTAGTGCCTTAGTTTTATTTTTATTATAAGCTCTTTCTATATTTCGCTGGTCATCAAATTCTACATCGTAAAAAGTTTTTCCTGCTTCAACTAAATGAGCGTGAAAGCCTTTAAAATTTCCGTAGTATCGTGGCCCGACTAAAATAAAAGGTTTCCCTTTTTTACTTCTAACTTTTTTTATTACGCCTATCGACTTAGATAAGTTTTTTGTAACATCGTTTATATTGCTTCTAATGTCAGCAATAAAAGGCTTAGCTAGTTTTTTTAGCCCTTGTTTAATTTGACTATCTTTTATAGCTTCCTGCCCTAGTTCTTTTAAGGCTCTATCAAGCTGCTTATCTCCTGTTATTGATATTTTAGGTGTAATCAACTTTCTGCTGTTTGGGCTTTTATTACTACTAGCTGCTTATTTCCTGCACCTTTAAACACAATACTTTTAACATAATAAATTTCAGTATCATAAGTAATAGTGTCTATTCTATCAATAACTTCTGTACCGCTTTCAAATCTATATGTAAGTTCTATGTTTTTAATTAAAGCAACAACATCAGCATTTATTTGCTCGCTTCCTGGCAACCATTTTACCTTAGCAAATCTTGTTATTTGACTTGTGCCTGTTTTATCCCAGTCGCCAAAATCACTCTGCTGAGTTTCTGTAATTACATTAATTATAGTAGTATATCTAAATTCGCCTGGGTTCATTACCAAATATAGTTTTTATATTGATTAACTATGTT